CGCCAGTGGCTGCGGTGTAGCTCAGCACGTAGTAGGTGGTAGCCGCCGAGATGGGGGCAGGCAGTGTGCCGGTACCGGCTTCGCCAGTTTGGCTGTTGATGACGCGGAACTTGACCGGATCGCCAGCTTTGAAGTTCAAGTACGGCTGAACGGTAATGACATCAGTGCTGGCGTTGACGCCAGTTTCCGGGAAGTTGCCGTTAGTGCCGGCGGGTTTGTAGTAAAGGGCGCCGGACGTACCGGACAAAACAGTGACAGCCATGTTGTGAACGGTAGTGGCTACCGTTAGTCTAGATACGCTTCAAACGTGGCAGTTAGCTGTGTTTGAAAGTAAGGCTCAGGCGCTGCTGGCGTTACTTGCGCTGGCCCTGAAGCTGCGTCAAAGATAATGCTTGAAAACTTGGCGCGATCAAACAAATCCTTTAGCCGCTCTGCAATCGTGAAATTAGCAGCAGTGCCTTGGCCCTGTGACGTAAAGACATTAACCACCAGCGTGCCAGTCTGGCGGTTGAAGCTAGTCAGCGTGGCGTAGCTGTTATCGCCAAAGCGGATGAACGCTTGCACCCATGGCGTGTTGTTTGGCGGCGTGAACGGTACGTTCTGATAGCTGACCGGATACGCAGGTGACAGCGCCATCTGCGTTGCAATGCGCCCTTCAATGGCGGCGCGAACGTCGTTGTAGGTGCTGCTCATGATTCCCTCCCGATGCGGTCAGCTTTGACGCGCACAAAGCCTTGGATGTCTTTAGCGATGCCTTGCACCCAGCCTGCCGGCGCCTGCTTGCTGCTGCCATTGGCAAGAGGTTCTGCATACGGCAGGTTGTTGTGCACGCTGTACACGTTGCCGAGCTTTTCTTGCTGGTAGTTCATCTTGCGCAATGGCACGATTAATCCGCCTGGCGGGGATGTTTTCGAGCGATCCGCATTGGAAGGCTCTTGCTGCGGCCCGCCATCGTAAGAGCCTGCTGCATTCTCCCCTACCTGCCAGCTAACGCGAAACCTGCCAGTGTCGACAGGGCTTGCCTGTTTAAGCCTGCTGTCAGTTTCAAGCACCGCAACCCGCAGCAGCTTCTCCATCTGCTGGCTGGCGTAATCACCAATATCACCAACTCGGATCGCGCGCGCCATTATGCCCTCAGGATCAGCTCGTAGGTGATGGCAGTGTTGTCCTGCTCAATCGTACGAACCTCGATCACTTGATGCGTCACGCTGCTAATCAGCACTTCATCGGCCGTAGTAGGTGCGTTGGCAATATCAGCAGCAGCAATCAACAGCCGCTTGTCGCCAGCTTGAATCAAATCATTGACCTCACGCAGGTTGACATCTTCCAGCACGCCACGCACTACGGTGTCGGTCGTGGTTTCGCTAACGGTGCCAGTGCTGGTGTTATAGGCGCCAGTTGTCACGCGGCGGATCGTTGCTTCGCCGCCAAACTTTGCCATCAGCTTGCTGGCAACCTTGCGTAGCGGACTAGCTAATGCCATTAGGCCACCTGCACTGCAGTCAGGATAATGCCAGGGATGGAGGGATGCGCTGGTCCCGATGGCGATGATGGCAATGATTGGATGCTAGCGGCTACATTTGTGGTAGACCAAATTAACTCTAGATAGTCGTTAGCGGCAAGTTTTAAAACGTAATTGACGCAACCAATAACGTGGCCATCAACGCTGCCATGACTTGAAATGATGCTGAACTTACTGTCGCTAGCCGGCACGTCGCCGCTGGCGCCGTTGTCGTTCTTGCGCAGCCAGATATTGATGTCGTGAATCGAGTTGCTTGTGTTCACAAACTGGACAGAGTAAGTGACGCTGTAAACGCCTGCCCTAGAAAAGGTGACTCGTGAGCCAGAGGCAATGCTTATCCCACGGCTATCAGCATCCGTTGAATTAATGCCAATCGAATAGGCAGTGTTAGCAGCCGCTGCAATCTGCTGAGTCGTGTCATAAAACGACCCCCACAACATTTGGTTGCGGACTGTATCAAGACCACTTGTGAACGGATTGAGCTTAAAGGCCATTGCTCAGCTCCGAACAACGGTAAGCAGATTATTGTTGCCATCATAGGTCATTGTCAGCACTGCTACGGTTTTGCCGCTTGTACCGCCACGTTTGTACGTTGCAGTTAGCAAGTTATTTGCGCCGTCGTATGTATTGACAATGCAATCATGCGTAGGGATTTCGAGCCCATCGCGTGCTACCGCATCACCACCACCAGGAAGAACGTAAGCCATCAGAGCCTGTAAGCAACAACAGTGCCGCTGGTCAATGTGATGCTGGTAAACACGCCTTCAAGTTCGGTGCTTGCCTTAAACGGGATGGCGCTGAGTGCGTTGCCAGTCCAATCCATTGCAGCCAAGCTAGCGATCACCGTGTCTTCAAGGGCAACGATTTTGCCGAAGCGGCCGGTATGCGCTGCAGTGTCGTCGATATATTCGGCGCCGGGATACTTGTAACTCATGACCGCTTGATTGCAAAGTTGCCTGGTCCGCTAATTCTAAGCCCGGTCAAGTATCGCTCCATCAGCGGCGGCACCTTGTCAACACCAACAGCGCCGTAACCGAGGTTAGGAGTCACGTCAATGCTGCCAATCTTGACGTTCTTGTAGTCTTCCAACCCGCTTAGCCCAATGCCATCAGGGTTGTTGTTGAGATAAGTGGCCAGCACAACCTGTGCATACTGCACCTGTTGCGGAATCTCAGTGTCGGTGTAGTAATCCGTCGTGATGCGAAACGGAAAGCCAACAGCGTACGTATTGATGTAGGTATCAGGCTTGCGCACGCCAGTACGCGGCCACTGCAGCGCCTGCGTGTCAGTAGCGCGGGCGCCTAGGAACCGCTCACGGTCCAATCGTTGGGTAGCGGTAAACAGCGCTCGATTCTTTTGGTCAGTAGTAGCTGATGCCCATGCCGTCACATCAGCATCTTGCACAAAGCCATCAATGATCTCCTGCGCTGCTGCCAGCGTCAGGTAGGAGTTTGCGCTTGCCGACCCTACGGTTGCGTTGATTGCTATTGCCATCGTTGGGTGGCTCCGTCATCTCAAGTTTAAGTGTGGGCTCTGCAATAGAAAGAGAGGCTGCCTCCGCAGAAGCAGCCTCCTGTTCACGCAGTCGCCGGAAAGCGAACAGGCCCAAAATCAGGCAACCGCAGCAGCGGTAGAACCCAGACCATAAAGGGTGATCGCTTCAGAGCCAGAGACAACAGCAGTCACGCGACCAAGGAAAACCTTGGAGGCATTTTGAGCAACAGTTGCCACGCCGCTAACGGTCACGTCAGTGCCACCAGCCACGGTGATGGTGTTAGCGCCAGCCGAAGCGTTCAGGACAACCACCATAAAGGTAGTGCCGATAGCGCAATCACCGCCAATAGCAGCCACGATTTCCGCAGCAGTAGCAGTGGTGTAAGTGGCAGCAGCAGAAGGTACGCCGCGGATGATGACGTTGTAGCTGTTAGCTGCAGACAGGGTTGCGGTCGCAGTAGGAGCCGCCAGTTTCATCTGAGCCGGCAGAAGTCCGCCGGGGATGTCACCAAGTTCAAAAATGGATGCCATGATCAGTTACCTCAATCGAAGTTAGAGGTGTTGGTGGCGCGCACGATGCCGAGGTTCTTCAGCTCGTACACCTTCGACCAGTTGCCCACAGTTTCCAGCTGAGCGCGAGTGGGGTTGGCGGTAGTCACCGCCCACTTGGCGCCAACGGGGTGGTAGCAGTAGTGCAGGTCGATCGACATGGCATCGCTCTTGGCGAGGATGTCACGATCGGTTTCGGTCTGCATCGCCATTTGCTCACCGCTGGCAACAGCGCCTTGGGTGAAGAAATAGGTGGCGTACTCAGTCGAAGAACCGCTGCCGTCAGTTTGCACATCGTCAGAGACGATCACGCGCAGACCCATGTAGGTCGGCACGCTCACGGGACCGTAGGCACCGGCAATGCTGCCGCCAACGAAGTCAGTGACGCTAGAGGTCAGACGTGCGTCTGTCTCGGTCACATAGTCGATTGCCTTGCGCTCAACCAGGTCGTAATAGACCTTGGAGTGCATGGCAACAGCAGCCAGCTTGTCGCCTTGATCGCCCAGCAGGCTGCGGGCTTCGGCAACGTGGCGGGGGCTCAGAGTGGTGGGGGTATCACCAGACTCGCCATCAATGGTCAGACCAAAGAAGGCGGCAGAGCTGGAGGTAGATCCCAGGCTGCCGAACACACCGCCAAGGCAGGACAGCAGATCCTTTTGGCGCTGGTTAGCGATGTAGTCAGCGATCTTGGCGCCGATGGCGGCCATGGGATCGGAACCGGCAGCAAGAGCAGCCAGATCACGAGACTCAAAAGCACGACCACGGTGCAGGATCACGCCAACTTGCTTGTCGGCTTGAATCTTGCCAGGGGTGAGGCTGCTGCTATCAGTCAGCACCTCGAAATCACCGGAAAGGTTGGCGCGCCAGAATGGCACATTGATAAAGTCACCACCCTCTACAGCATTCAGCTCCGCCAGAGGCTGCACCACACCGGAAGCCAGGAAGGCATCACGCTGGGTGGTTTGCTCAATGACGTAAGGCGTAAATACCTCGGGGATGATGATGTCAGAGCGAAGAGTCGCCATGATTCATCTCGGGGAATGGTTTACGGATGTGGGCGCAGCCCCAGGCTCTATGTGGCGCAGCCATCACGAGCAGACACTCAAATACTAACGGTTAGCTGCAGCCTTCATCCGCTCATATAGGTCGCGGTCTGTACGGAATAGCCGCGACTGCTCTGTGAGGTTGAAGCTATCGCGGCTGAATGGATTGCTCATGCCAGCCGGAATGGTGCCATTGCTGCCGCCGGTTGGTGCGCCGCTGCCTTGTGGCTTGGGTTGCTTCTGCATCCATGCCGGCAGTGTCTTGGCCCATTCAGCAACGGGCTTGCGTTCGTAGCCGTCAACAACCACAACGGTGCCGTCGGGTTCGCGCTGGATTGCGTCAGGCGACAGCTTGGTTTTGAGCACCAGGTCAGGGTCATGCACGATGTCAGCCAATGCCGTGACCGCAGGCGTAACAAGCTCTAGTTCTCGAACGCGGGCTTCAAGTGTTGCGATGCGCTGGTCCTTCTCCGCCGTCGCCTCACGGAACTGCTGCTCCAAAGCATGTCGTGCCTCTTGGTATTTGCCTTGGGATTCGAGCTGCTGCTGCTCGTAGTTGCGCTTGAACTCCAGCAGTTCATCAACATTGACCCCATCAGGCGTCTTGGATTTCTTTGCTGCACGCAGCTCAGCAATCAACTCTTGATTCTTGCGTTCTAGGGCTTCAACGCTGCGCTGCAACGCTTCAGCTTCAACCCCAGTAGTCGCAGACTCTTGGGTTTGTTGTTCATCAGACATGGATAAGCCGCAGGCTTAATTACGCCCTAAGGCTATCACTTACGCTTGCGTTTTTTGGCAGTCTTAGCCGCAGCCTTGAACGCAGCAGCAGTAGGCCTGCCCTCTTCACCCTTGCGCGCCATGCGCTCCTTGCTGCCAGCTTCAATGCGCTTGCGTTTAGCGGCAATGTTTGCGTATAGGCCAGGCTTCTTAGTCATCACTTCTTACCCTTGCGTGACTTGCCGGCTTTTGCGAGCGCGATTGCCACCGCTTGCTTTTGCGGCTTGCCTTTTTTCATCTCGGTTTTGATGTTGGCTGATACTACATCCTGCGACTTGCCCCGTTTCAGTGGCATCGCGCCATTCCTCAATACCTGTCAGCAGTGTAGAGCCGTCTGCCGTTGCCCAACCCTTGTCGGTGTAGATAGCTGGCACCCATGCCTCGCCATGCAGAGCCTCTACGGGATCACTTGAGATGAAGTAGATGCCAGCATTCTGAAAATGACGGAGGCTAGGCAGGTCCATATCGTGCGCGAAGCTGATCTAAGGTTAGCTCTGATCCGTCATCACGAACTAGCTTGGCAATGGCAGCATCAGCGCCATACTTGTCCGCCAGCCTGCGAAAATAGGGAGCCTTGCTACCCAGCGCCTGTTGCTGACGGGCTAGCACATCTGCTTTGGATTCGCCTGGCATCTTGTCGTATAGCCATTTGCCGTATGTCGTATTAACCGGCACCTGCCCGTCAGCACTGGCACGGGTACCTGCCGGCGGTGGTGTGAACCCTAACTCTTTGTAGTCAATGACCGGGACGGTGGTGCTGCGGCAGTTGAAGTGCTGCGGCGGCGTTGGCCCTTTGCCGTATTCAAACTCTTGGCCATCCAGTGCACGGCAAATGCTGCTGGTGCGGGTATCCAGTGTTGCCACATAGCGATATTTCTTAGTGATGTCTTGATTGGCTTCATATACCTGCTGACTAGCTGCATTGGCTACTTGGTTGATACTGGTGCGCACAAGGCTAACGATCTGATTGTCGGCAACTGCTGTTGCCTGGCCGCCTGCTGCGACTAGCTGCTTCACGGTCTTGGCCTCTTCGCCAAATTCAAGGTTTCCGATCAGCCGCTTGGCAATGGATGGCGTCGGCTCACCAGTCAAAAGGCCTTGCCTCACGACTTGTGAAAACCGCTCAGCCTGATCAACGGCAATACCGCGGAATGCTTTGGTAACCACTTCGCCGTTGGGTAACGTGATCGTGGCACCTTGTGCTGCGGTGAGGCTGAACGTCGCCGGTGCACCTTGCACGGCAGCAAACAGATCATCCGACAACGCCACGACGTTGATCTGCGTTGGATCAGTGGTGACCACTGACTGCGCAAATTGCGGGCTGATCTCCACGGTGCGCACTGCATCACGTGCACCTGCTGGCAATGCACGCCGCAGTTGATCGGTCACAAACTCAGACTGCAGCTCTGCAATGCCTTGCAGCTCCGATGCAGTCAGCTCCGTTGCATCACCTGCCCATGTTGCCAGGCTGTCCTTCAGTTGAGCAAGGATTGCCCGCAGCCGCGCTGCTTTGACTGGCGCCGATAGCTCATCAATGGTGCGCAGTTGATTGACCGCATCAATGATGATGTCGTTGTAAGCATTGATGACACGCCGCGCAACACTATTGCTGTAGCGGTTTAGATCGATTGCATTGCGATATAGCGCTTCTGGGGTGCTCATCGTTCAATGCCGAGATCTTCCGGTGCATAGCCGCTGCGGATGCTGACATTAGCGCCGCGGCTCAATGCAGTGTTGATCAATGCAGTGAATGCGTCATAACCGTTTTGGCCGTCTTCATACAGGATTGTCTCATCAATCTCATCTGGCCTGCCTTCCTTGTACCAGCTGATCCGCACGATGGCTAAGACCTGTTCCGGCAAGGCGCTGACGTGATAATCAAGCTCTTGCCTCCTCGGTTTCCTCGGTTCCATCCAGATCATCAGGTCCACTAAGCGGTCGGTCACCCAGTCCAGCAGGTTGTAGATCAAGCCCCGCATTGGCCGTAGCTTCAAGCTCCTCATCCACGTTAAAGTCGT